GCTGTTGTGACTCCTTTCAACAACACTGGCACTGTGTCTCCACAGAACATCGTGATGCACAAAAATGCTTTCACTTTGGCTACTGCTGACCTTGAGTTGCCTGATGGTGTGGTCTTCGCTGGTCGTGCAAGCGACAAAGAGTTGGGCCTTTCCCTCCGTGTGATTCGCCAATATACAATTAACAACGACAGTATTCCTACTCGTGTTGATGTGTTGTATGGTTGGGCTCCTCTGTATCCTGAACTCGCTTGCCGAGTTGCAGCTTAATTAACTAAGAAAGGAAACGCATCATGGCTAATCCAGGCGCAGCAACCACAGTAAGTAACCACCCCAGTCAGTTGGCAACTAATCAGGCTTTACGCTTGATCGCCTCTGCACAGGGCGTCAACATGAACCTTGTTGCCGACACAATTGCACCAATCTTGGTGTCAGGCCGTGTCAGCGTACAAAGCATCATCGTGACCAACGCATCCATCAGCTTGGACACTGCTCAGTTGGCAGTGTATACAGGCCCTGGCGCTACTGGCACAGCAGTTAAATCTGCTTATGCTTTGTCAGGTAACACTACAGCCGCTAAAGCTGTTGTGACTGCCGCAACATCTACCGATGCCATTACAGGCACACCCCTTTACATTCGTAACACGACTGTTCAGGGCGCAGCGGCTACCGCTGATGTGTTCATTTATGGTTATGACCTGACTTTCTTGCCTTAAAATGGCTTGAAATAATTGAAAGAGTCACCCTCAAAAGGGGTGGCTTTTTCTTTTTTAAAACATATAATTTAATGAACTGAAAGGCATCGATATGTCAAATTATTCACAAATATCTGCTACAACTTTGGTAAAAAATCAGCCTGGTAAGTTAAAAGGCATTTTTTGCACAAGCGTGACGCTTACTCCAACAATCACTGTGTACGATGCTCAAGTTCCCGACACAACTGTCAAAATTATTGACACTTATACAATGTCAGCGGGTCAAAATATTAACTTTTTTGATGGCATTAATTGCGAAAACGGCTTATATGTCGTGATTAGCGGTACTGCAAGCCTAACTGTTTACTACGAATAATGTCTAACAGCGCGGCTGTCACTCAGACAACCAACATTGTCCCTGTTCAGGGCGTTTTTGCCCCTGAGCCTACTTTTGCCCTGCAATACTTTGTTGGGCCAGCGGGAACGCCTTTCTATGGCCCTGCAAACGCTACCTTTACAAGCATCACCACTGTAACTGGCACGATTTCCACGACCCCATCTGGCGACACTGACATTGCCAACAAGGGTTATGTGGATTCGGTTGCCCAAGGTCTTGATGTCAAAGCATCGTGCGTTTATTCCACAACGGCAAACATTACTTTGTCGGGTCTTGGCACTCAAGGCGGTGGTGATTGGGCATCAAGTCTGACAGCGGGTGATCGGATTCTGGTCAAGAATCAATCAAGCAGCCAATTCAATGGCATTTATGTTGCATCTAGCACTACATGGGCAAGATCAAAAGATATGGATGTTTGGGCTGAAGTGCCATCAGCATTTACCTTTATTGAATCAGGGACAACCCTAGCTGATACAGGTTGGGTTTGTACATCCAATCAAGGCGGCACAATTGATGTAACTCCAATCACTTGGTCACAGTTTTCAGGTGCGGGTTCTTATTTAGCGGGAACGGGGTTAACCCTTACAGGCAACACTTTCAGCATTACCAGCACGGGCGTTACATCCGCTGCTTATGGTTCCGCTTCTCAAGTGGGAACTTTTACTGTCAATGCTCAAGGCCAGTTGACTTTGGCGGGCAGCACAAACATTGCTATTGCGGCAACTCAAATCACAAGCGGCACAATTGACACCGCCCGTATATCAGGATCATATACAGGCATCACAGGCGTTGGAACACTTACCAATTTGAGCGTTACCAACACAATTACAGGATCAATTTCAGGTAATGCGGCAACTGCAACATCTGCAACAAATCTTGCAAATGGAACTGTTGGTGCAATTCCTTACCAAACTGGCTCTAGCGCAACCGCATTTCTGAGTGCTGGCACAAACGGGCAAGTGTTGACCTTGGCATCGGGTATTCCCTCATGGGCGACCCCGACCACAGGAACTGTGACTTCAATTGCTCAAACCTTTACGGGTGGCATCATTTCTGTTGGAGGCTCACCCATCACAACTTCAGGCACATTGGCTCTGACTGTGGCGGGAACTAGTGGTGGTATTCCTTACTTCACAAGTGCATCAGCCTGGGCATCTTCTGCGGCTTTGGCGGCAAATGCTTTGATGATTGGTGGCGGTGCGGGATTAGCCCCTAGCACGATTACAACAGGCACAGGGGTAGTGACAGCCTTGGGCGTGAATACAGGCTCTAGCGGGGCTTTTGTGGTCAATGGTGGGGCTTTGGGTACGCCATCAAGCGGCACAGTTACCAATCTGACAGGAACTGCCTCAATTAACATCAATGGAACTGTTGGTGCTACCACTGCGACAACGGGTAAATTCACCACAATAGATTTCAGCAGCACTTTGGCTGTTTCGGGTGCAACGGGTTCATCGGGTCAAGTTTTGACTTCAAATGGCTCAAGCGCACCGACTTGGACAACCCCAACAGCTTATGCGACTGTGACCGATGACACCACCACAAATGCGGTGCGTTATCCTCTGTTTGCAAATCAGACCACAGGCAACTTGACAACTGAGTATGTGAGTTCTACTAAGCTGAACTACAACCCAAGCACAGGATTGCTTACTTCAACGGGCTTTAGCGGGTCTGGGGCAAGTTTGACAAGCCTCCCTGCGGGGCAACTATCGGGAACGATTCCAAGCGGTGTATTGGGCAATTCAAGCCTTTACATTGGCACGACTTTAATAGCTCTGAATCGGTCAAGCAGCGCACAGTCTTTGACGGGTGTGAACATCGATGGTTCTGCGGGATCGGCAACTACTGCGACAACGGCAACCAATTCTACAAATGTAGCAGTGACTGACGATACAAGTACGGCAACAGATATGTATCTTTCTTGGGTAACTTCTACTTCAGGAAATTTGCCAATTAAGGTATCATCTACTAAACTCAAATTTAATCCATCCACAGGCGTTTTAACCGCAACTGGTGGCGTTCTTGGAGGCACATTCTGATGTGGAAAATACTAGAAATTCAAGCCGATGGCGATCTGATTACAGGCGCTAGATATTTCTGTGCTAGAAACGGAGTTGACACAGAAGGTTGGTGGCAGTTTGCCGAGCCTGTCCTGAAAACTCCATTTGCTGATGTGACTGAGGAAATGGTTATTGGTTGGATTACAAGAGATATTGGCGCACAAGTTGAGGCAAGGCTTGATGAACAAGCGGCAGTCACTCAAAAGACTGTAGTTGCCCCTTGGTTGCCTCAAGTCTTTACACCGAGCATCTAAATGGCACAAACAGGCTTCACCCCAATTCAGTTGTATTACAGCAGTACAACTACCAATGCACCATTGGCGGCAAATCTTGCTTATGGCGAGTTAGCAATCAACATCACTGATGGCAAGTTATTCTACAAAGATAACGCAAATGCTGTTCAAGTAATTGGTTGGAAAGTTGTCCCTGCGACTGCGGGTGGTACTGGTCAAACTTCTTACGCTGTTGGCGACATTCTTTATGCCAACACCACAACAACATTGGCAAAACTGCCCGATGTTGCCACTGGCAACGCATTAATTTCTGGCGGTGTTGGTGTAGCCCCTGCATGGGGAAAGATTGGCCTTACGACTCATGTTTCTGGAGTTTTGCCAATCGTAAATGGTGGAACAAATACCACCGACACCCCTACGGCTGGCGCTATTGCTTATGGCAATGGAAGCGCCTATGCTTTTACCGCAGCAGGAACAACTAATTATTTGTTGCAATCGGCTGGTTCAGGCACACCTACTTGGTCAAATTCAATAAACGGCATTACCATTGGTGCAACCACAACGGCAAATGGTACGTTTTCAACTTTGCGGGCAACAACGCCAGAAGTTACATCCTCCACCCCAAATTATCATCTTATAAGAACTGGTGGTTATAACGTTGCTGGCGGTGATCAACGCCCCGCAGCAATTGTTGAGGGTGCTTGGTACATTAATTCATCAAACTCTGATATTGCGCCTGTAACAATTGGTGCATCAGACAAATGGCGTGTTATTTTTATTGGCGCGTGGGGTAATTACTATGAGGGATTGGGCGTAAACGGCCCAGGCAACTATTGCGAAGTGACTAGCACCAGCAACACAATTTCCGTTGGTTCTCGCACAGTAACAATCACGCGAAATGGCACATCAGGCTATTTGCAATGGACTAGCGATGTTTATGGAAGTGAATTCCAAGGCACTATCATCATTTCCAGTTCGGGTGGTGAGCCAGCATATTCGTTTAACGTCAAAGGTGGAATGTTGGCTTTGGGTGTGTATTCAACGACTGTTGGCGCAACCAATCGAGATGTTTATGTTGACAGCACAGGCGTGATTGGCTATGTGTCATCAACCCGTGAAAGCAAAACCAACATTCAAAGCCTAGATGATGTGTCTTGGCTTTTGCAACTTGATCCAGTTCAATTTAATAGACGCAAGAAAAAGCCTGTTTTTGGGCCTGATAATGATCGATTGCCTATTGGCGAAACATATTCGGATGAAGGCTATGACGAATTGGAGTATGGCTTAATTGCTGATGATGCAAAGATCGTTAATGATGAACTTTGTTTTTACGATCTTGATGAAAACGGCAACAAAATTTTGCGTGGTGTCCATTACAGCAAATTGATTACGCCACTGTTGAAGTTAGTTCAAACACAGCAAAACGCAATTGATATTTTGAAATCAGAAATGACCGCCATAAAAAATGGCGCTGCATCATAACGAAAGGATTTGGTGGTAATTATGTCTGTAAGTCTTTCCCCTTTAGCTGGTGCTGGTTGGCAGTTGTTTGACAACAATGGAGTTCCGCTTTCTGGTGGAAAACTTGAAACATATATTGCGGGAACATCAACTCCCGCCACAACATACACAACCAGTGCGGGATCAATTGCACACAGCAATCCAATCATTTTGGATTCATCTGGTCGAGTTGCTGAAGAAGTTTGGTTGACTTCTAGCGTCACATACAAATTTATCTTAAAAGATTCAAATAATGTTTTGATTTGGACAAAAGACAATATTAGCGGGATTGTTAGTTCTGCTGATTTGGCTAACACAAGCAATGTTGCTTTAGGTGATGCTTTAATTGGCTTCAAGCAATCCAATTCATCTAGCGTGTTAACTGGCGCAGTAGGAAAAACAGTTCACGATAAATTTCAAGATGCCATTTCGGTGTTTGACTTTATGACTCCAGCGCAAGTGGCGGATGTTCGTGCTGGCACTTCTACTGACGATTTGAGTGCTGCTTTTCAAAACGCCATCAACACAAGCAACATGGTTCGAGTTCCTAAAGGAACTTACCTGGTCAACGTCACTATTAATAGCAAAATTATTTTGTTGGGTGATGGCTCAAATTCGAGTGTTTTGAAGCCCTACAACAATGCTGTTGCGGTAATGACTTACACGTTTACAGCGCAACAAACTCCAATATATTCTTATTGGGACTATCACAGTGAAGTGCATGGAATTGGATTTTTTGGCAAAACCACAAAAACTGGAGTTGGTTTTACATTTGGCACAACTGTGCCAGCCAATTACACCGCCAACATGGAATATGCCAATAACGTCAAGTTTTTTGGTTGCCGATTTACCAACCTTGAAAAAGGAATTCAATTTCCATTTGGCAACATTGGCACGGAATTTTATTCGTGTGGGTTTAGCAGTAACAAATATGGCGCTTATTTGTTGGACAATAAATTTCCCGCTGGTTCGCCAAACACAATGCACGCTGGTAATAAATATTGGTATGCGGGTGAATTTAGTGGTAACGAATGTGCGGTATATGTAAATAACGTCACGGATGGTTTTGGCGCAATTGCATGGAAAGATACGATTTTTGAATATAACCTTTGCGCTGGATATTTTTACAATAACCCTCGCCCTTTTATTCCAATTTCGTGGGATGGGTGCTGGTTTGAAGGTAACGGCAGCGTATCAAGCGGTGCAGCCACAATCACAATTAGCACTTGGACAGGCACTGTTGAAAGCACACAAACACTTCCCAAAAAGACGCTGATTTTTGATGGTACTGCGGGTATGTACAATCTTACAAAATCGTTTTTTAGTGATGTTCGCCTTAAAGGAACAAATATTGCGGTAGTTACCGAAAATTGCCGAACAGAAGTAATTGATGGATATGGTGGCGGTTCCGTTGATGTTGATAACCCTGTAAATTCGTATGTTCGTTGCGTTAGTCCATATACTGATAATGGATATCCGCATGATGGCAGCACTGTAGTTGTTGGTTATCCCCAGCACTTTACTATGACGATTGGGCCAACGCCAACACCTGCTGGACAACGTTGGTTCTTTACCAAAAACCGATCATCAAAAGTCAAAAATTTTGCTAGAGGTTTGACTACAAGTGGAAATTCTGGCTCGTTAAAAGTATCTTTGAGTTTTACTTCAATTCCATATACCGCAACTGGCGTTGCAACTATTACGGGTGGGCTTGATGGAACAAGCATTTTGTATAACTATTCAAATTCTTTTGAACGAGCCGCTTTTGCAAGTAATGAATATTTGAAAATTAGTTCACCAAGTAGTAATTTTACTTTTGATGAAGCTGGATACTATGTTGTTACGTGTGATTGGCAGCGCACAGCGGGCAATCCTAAAATGTATGTTTGGGATCGTGATCAAAATCAATTTATTGTCAGCGTTTCGTTGCCTGAAGCCAATCGTTGGTACACGACAGCGGCAATTGGATATAACAGCGGCAATGGCGCAACGTTATTTTTGGATTTTAGCGGTAGTTCCGTTACTGAAACTTGCTCATGGCGCATCGGCGGCTATCAAGTTTTATATTTTCAGTATTTATCAGACGCACAAAATTATTTGGAATCGGGTGTGTTTGCGGAAAACTTCAATACGCTTGTGATTCCATCTGCTTCTACAATTTATTTACCGCAAGAAATGGACACAGTTTTAATTTCGGGAACAACTGGAATTACTTCAATTTATGCCCCTGCACATGAAGGCCGAAGGATGACGTTAATTTTCCAAGGTGTGTTGACAGTTACCGATGGCGGTAACTTAAAACTGAATGGCAATTTCACAAGTGCAGCAAATAGTACATTGACAGTTACTTGCGATGGCACAAACTGGTATGAAGTTTCTCGATCAACAAACTAACAAATAGGAGAACACACATGGCAAATTTACCTGTTGAAGCTGTTAGTCCAGTTAAGCCTTTAATTATATTTGAGCCTTCCGAACCCGTGGTTTTTGATGTGCTTTTAATAGATGCTGAAACAAAAGAGCCTTTAGTTACGAGTGGCAAACGTATTTGGGAAGAATCCCAAAAGGCGGTTGCATGACAACGCCATTGGATATTATCACCAGAGCCATGAAAGACATTGGCGCAATTGCCGCTGGTGAATTTCCAACGGCTGATGAAGCGCAAGATGGTTTAGATATGCTTAACGATATGCTTGCACAATGGTCAAATGAGAACATGATGGTGTTCTATCGTTCTGAAATCATTTTTAAAACGACACAAAACCAAGTTCAATACACGATTGGCCCAAGCGGTCAAATGGGCGCTACTTTTACAGGCTCAATTTCGGGTAATACTTTGACAGTCCCCGCTAATGGCGTGACTGCGGGTGGCATCAACATTGGAATGACTCTGAGTGGTTCAGGCATTACTGCGGGAACTCGCATTGTGGCGTTTAAAACGGGCGCTGGTGGCGATGTCAACGAAGGCGGCACATACACTGTGTCTCCAAGCCAAACAGCCTCTAGCACAACGATTACAGCATATTATGAGCGCCCCCTGACGATTGAATCAGGATTTGTTCGTGTGGCGACCATGCAAGGCGGCTCAAACATTGCGGGTGGTTATTTAGACTATCCTTTGACGATTTTTAGTCTTGAAGAATACGAATCTATTGGCATCAAGCAATTGAACGGCCCTTGGGCTAAAGGTATTTACTACCAACCATCAGAGTTGTTGGGAACAATCTATGTTTACCCTAACCCTTCTCAGGGCGAATTGCATTTATTTACTCAGACCATCTTCAGGGAGTTTGGTAACTTAAATGATGCAATTCAGTTGCCCCAAGGCTATAACATGGCTTTGCGGTGGTGTTTGGCTGAAAGACTGTTGCCGATGTTTGGCAAGGTTAACCCTGTTCAAATTGGCATGATTAACGCTTATGCTGCACAAGGCAAAGCTACAATTAAACGCACCAACATGAAGCCAGTTCAGATTGCAAGATACCCTGAGAGCCTGATGGTCGGCAGAGCTAAAGATGCTGGCTTCATCATGGATGGAGGTTTTAGATAATGGCAGACTTTGGCTTTGTTGGCACATCGTACACTGCGCCCTCGATTTATCAGGATGATCAGGAATGTATTAATTTCTTTGCTGAGATTGATCCTACCAAACAGCCTGGTGAACGAGGGATTGTTGCGCTGTACCCAACGCCAGGTCTGTTGTTCCAAACGCAATTAGCTAATGCTGAAGTGCGTGGGCTTCACACAATGTCGGGTGAACAAATCTTGATTGCTGTGGCTGGTACAAGTGTATATCAAGTCAACAAATCTATGGTGGCAACTCAAATTGGCACTTTGACCACTTCAACAGGCCAAGTCTCTATTTCTGACAACATTACGACTAACGATGGTTTGATTGCCTACATCGTAGATGGAGTAAATCGTTATACATGGGTTGTGGCAACTAACACATTCACAACTTTGCCAAGCACCGATGGCCCGTGGCAAGGGGCTAATGTGGTGGATGTGATTGACAACTACAACATCTACAACGAGCCAAACTCTCAGAATTGGGCTTGTACTGATCTAGGTTCACAATATTCAACTCAAGCGCTTTACGGCAGTTCTGATGGATCATCTGACCTATTGGTAACATTAATCGCTGACCGCAGACAAGTTTATTTGTTGGGAGAAGTAACCACTGAGGTTTGGACTGATGTGGGAAATGTGATCGCTGGCATCACAACTTTCCCCTTTCAGCGAGTGCCTGGCACTTTTAGCCAAAATGGTATTGGCGCAAGATTCTCACTTGCTAGATTTGCCGATTCTTTTGTTTGTGTTTGTAAAGACACAAGAGGCGATTCCACTATTGAGATGATGCAAGGTTATGCTTGGGTGAAGATTTCTACTCACGCTGTTGAGCAGTCTTTGACAAACGAAATTACATACGATGCTTTTGCCTACACTTATCAGATTGAAGGCCATGAAATGTATGTATGCACTTTCCCGTCAATTGGGGATGGATTGACATGGGTTTACGATGGTTCTACAAAGTCATGGCACAAATGGCTTTATTGGGATTCAGACAATGCTGTTTACACCCGCCATCGGTCAAACTGTGGTGCTTACTTTAATAATATGTATGTTGTCGGAGACTACCAAAACGGCAAACTCTATAGTATTGAGAACGCTGTTTACACCGATGATGGCGCAACTATTAGACGTTTGCGTAGAGCAAAACACCTGACAACTGACTTACAAAGACAGTATTTTGAAGAATTTCAAATCCAGTTTCAGCCTGGCGTTGGCCTAAATGATGGTCAAGGCGATAATCCCCAAGCCATGCTGAGATGGTCAAACGATGGCGGCTCTACATTTTCAAATGAACATTGGGTGACTATTGGTAAAATTGGTAACTATCTCAACCGAGCCATTTGGAGGCGTTTGGGATGGTCTAGGGACAGAATCTTTGAAGTTGTGATTACTGACCCCATTAAGGCGGTCATAGTGTCTGCCAATCTTAAATCTAGCGCAGGGGATAATTGATGGCTACGGCAATTCCTAATGCCAATATCAATATCCCTTATTCAGAATTTCTGGATCAGACTACGGGCCGACCATCTCAGGCTTGGTTGCTATGGTTAATGAATCCTAATGTGATCAGTCAGACCACAAATAATTCAATTATTAAAGGCGGCACGATTGACAATGTTGTAATCAACAGTTCAACGATTGGCTTGACAACTCCCGCAGCGGGTAAATTCACCGATTTCACCGCTTTGAATGGCGTAAAGGGAGGCACATTTTGAGCATTAAAAAAGCCCCATTTTTTTGCTTTATCGGTACAATTGCAAAAACGTATTGGGTGAGCTTATGACAACACAATTGATTGATGATCGTGAGACAGCACTCAAGGTTGGTTATAAAGCGACTGATTGGAGTTCGCCAATAGCTTTTGAGGATTATTGTTCTGCCGTTAAGGATTGGACAATCAAAGCTATTAAGCGGGATGACGATGTTATTGGCGCTGTTTACCGCAAAGATGATGAATTACACGTTTCTATACTTCCTGAGTGGAGGCGTATGTGGGTTACAAAAGGGTTGCTTAAACAACTTTTTGTTGGGCCAAAAATAACTACAAAAGTTACATCTGGCCATGAATATATGTTTAGTATTTTGAAGCGTCTTGGATTTAAAGAATCCGATGGCGGTATGCTAGTTAAGGAGAATTGAAATGGGTATTGAAACCGCAATCATTGGTAGTGCTTTATTGGGTACTTATGGCGCTAATAAGCAAGCCAAAGCCGCCACTAGTGCCGCCCAAACACAATATCAGGCAACTCAAGATGCTTCTAAACAGCAACGTGAAATGTTTGACATTCTCAATGAGCAACAAGCTCCCTATCGTGAATCTGGGTACAAAGGGTTAACCCAAATTAACGAAATGTTGCCTTATTTCACACAACAGCAAGCTGGATATAAACCATTTACAGCGGAAGATTTAAAAACAAATCTTGCTCCAAACTATGAATTTATGAAGCAGCAAGGTCTTGGCGCTACGGGTCAAGCCATGAATGTTGGTGGTGGTGGAAGCAATGTTGATTTAGCAAGAACTAAATTTGCAGAAGATTACGCATCAAATGCTTATCAAAATGCTTTAAACAATTACATGACGCAACAAGCCCAAGGTTTTAATCAGGGCCAAACACAAACATCAAATATTTACAATCGTTTAGCTTCTCTTGCGGGCATCGGTCAGGCGGCCCAATCTCAATCTAACACCTTGGGAACAAATACGGCAAACGCATTGAGTCAATTAGGTATTGGTGGCGCATCTGCTTTGGGTGCGGGTCAAGTTGGTGCGGCTAATGCTATGGCGGGTGCTTATGGCAACATCGGTAATAACTTTATGTTGTCTCAGTTGTTAACACCCCAAACGACAGCGGCAACTGCGGGCGGGGCAACAACTATGAATCCTGGCTTGAATCCTTATTTCGCACCATATAACCCAGGTTGATTGGATAAAAAATGGCAGATTTAAGTCTTACCCCTGTATCAACACAGATCAAGCCTGTGCAAGGCGCATCCATTGGCGACATGATTAATCTTGCCCGTGGCGCACAGCAGTACCAACAAGCGACACAAATTAATCCTCTAGAACTTCAACAAAAGCAACAAGAAACTCGCACTGGTGAGATTGCTTTAAGTGTAGAAGAACAGAAAAACAAAGAACGCAATAATATGCAGACTTTCTTTTCTGATCCAAACAATTTTCAAACCGATGGTCGCATTGACTTGGACAAGATCAACAAACTTGTTCCCGCAATAGCGCCTTTGACGGGTGCAGACTACATTACCAAATTTACTACTTTGGGAAATGCTCAGACTACTGCTGAAAAAGCCACGTTGGAATTGGGACAAGCTGATCGTGAATTGATTGCTCAACCCATTTCTATTTTGGGCCGTGCAGGGGTGACAGATCCTAAAGCCTATGCAAAGGTCATCAAGGAAACTATTGAGCAAAACAAAAAAAATCCAAGACTTGCGGCTTTGGGTAATTCTTATTTAACTCAATTGGAATTTGCCGATCCAAACAAGTTGCCTGATATTGCTATTCGTGCATCACAAAACTTGTTGTCGCCAGCGCAAGCTCAAACTGCATTTAACCCGCAAGTTGGAACTCTTAACACTGGGGAACAAATATTTCCAACTGTTACAACTCCTGCGGTTGGCGGTATGTTGCCTCGAATCCAAATGGGCGCACAGCCTTTGGCAGATGTTGGATTACCACCAACAACAGAAGTTGTTTCACCAACAGGCGAAAAGCGTTTGCTTGGCCCTGCTTCTCAACGTGGTAACGTACCCCTTACAACTGGCCTTGGCCCTGCACAAACATCACTTTTGGGCGCTGGTGCTACAACTATGGCGACAGATTTGTCAGCGACAATTAAAGATGCCGCAGATGCACCTAGTCGTGTTGCAATCTTCCAAAACATTAAGAAGTTTGCCCCTGACTCCTTTACAGGCGTTGGCGGTCAGCGGAAAGAATTGGCTGCGGGTATTCTTAACGCCATCGGCATCCCTGCTTATGAAGCTGAAAAAGTCAGCACTGAAGAATTGGCAAAAAATTCTGCTTTGTTGGCTTTGGCGGGCGGCAATACGGATGCGGCAAGGGCTTTAGCTGAAGTTGCCACCCCTAATAAAAAGCTGAATGAAAAAGCTATTCTTGCAATTGCTGATCAAATGATTGGTATAGAAAACATGAAAGTTGCAAAGGCTAATTATTTGACCCCTGCACAGAATGATTCGACTCAATATGGACAACGAAAGTTGCAGTTTGATCAGATTGCAGACCCCCGTATCTTCCAAGAGATGACTGCCCAAGATGTTGCCAAATTAAAGGCTTCCATGTCTGCGGCAGAACAGGCAGAATTGACCCGTAAGATTCGTTTAGCACGACAAATGGGGATTATTAAATAATGGCAACACTCGCTGAACTGTGGGATACGGAAGCCCCTGCGCCAGTTAAAAGCGCCAAAGTTCCATCTCAAGATCAGGCCATGCGTGACAAAGGTCGAATGGATATTCTCCAATCGGAAATGACCAAAGCACAAGACAGACTTTCAAAAGGCGATCCTAGAGCGCAAAGAGATATTGAGGCATTGACCCGTGAGATGGGCGGCAAAGTTGCGCCAACTGCCGCACCAATGGCTGCGCCAGCAACTGGTGGCACATTGGCTGATCTATGGGAGTCAACCCCTGCCGCTAATGAGCCTGGCGCACCCAAAGACGAAACGCCAAAAGTCAGAAGTCTTGTGGGCAAAATTTTGGGAACTGGTTTGGAAATGCGTCAGCAAGTGCCAGGCTTTTTGGCCTCTGCCGCTGATGTGGTGGCAAGCGCCCCCTCTGCTATTGCAAGCACAATTGGTTATGGTGCGGGTCGTTTGTTTGGCCTATCTCCTGAACAAGCCACAGAAGCTTCACAAAAGGTTGGTGGTGCTATTGCCGAGCCTGTAGGTCGTATGACGGGATTGTCTAAAACTGAAGGTTATCGCCAAGCCTTGCCAACTCAAGTCATGGAATATATTGGCAAGAATATTGGTGAAGGCGCACAAGCAATTTCTCAAAAATTTGGCGTTCCTGTTGCTGACGTTGAGAACGCAATTAATGCCGCAATGATGGCGGGTGGTGCGGCTGTTCCTAAAGTCGTCAGAAGTTTTAAGACTGCCACTGCTGAACTTACTCCTGCCGCCACTACTGCCGCACCTGTTGCCAAGCCTGGGATGGTCAGTGCTGGCGCTGCCGCAGTTCCTGATGTCACCACTATTAACCAAGCCTTATCTGTTTCAACTCCAGAGTTACGTCAAGCCATTTCCTCAATTCCTGTCAATGAAGTAAATTTACCAACTTTGCAAAGACACATTGAGGCTGATACCTTGCCTGTGCCTGTACGTTTAACAGAAGGCCAAGCCACTGGTGATGTGGTCAAGTTGTCCAACGAGCAGAATCGTCGTGGCAAAGACCCCGTGTTAGCGCAACGATTCAATGAACAAAATGGTCAGTTGGTTGAGAATCTTGGTTTGATTCGAGACAAAGCCGCCCCTGATGTTTATGGCACTAAAAAAATTGAGAACAGTCAAGGCATCATTGATGCTTACAAGGAATTGGATACCAATTTAAATAAGGGAATTACGGCAGACTATCAGGCTTTGCGTGATGCCGCTGGTGGTCAATTCCCTGTTGACGCACCCAAATTGTTGCAAAACATTGAAGGCAAATTGAAAAAAGAATTGTTGTCTAACGAAGCGCCAGCGGGTCAATTCAAAGAACTTCAACGTCTAGCTGAAAACAACTCCATGACATTCGAGGATTATTTGTCTTTGAGAAGAAATCTTGGTGATGTGGCAAGAACTAGCCAAGATGGAAGTGTTCGCAAAGCCGCTAGTTACATGATTGAAGAATTGGAAAAATTGCCACTTCAGAAAGAAGCCGCAGCACTCAAGCCATTGGCTGACAAAGCTAGAGCATCTGCTAGATCAAGATTCCAAATGCTTGAAAAAGACCCCGCATATAAAGCGGCTGTAGATGATGCTGTTCCCGCTGACAAGTTTATTGACAAGTTTGTTGTTAATGGCGTGAACAAAAACATCAATACCATGATTCAAAATTTGGGTGTAGATTCCCCCGCCCATCAGCACATGGCGGCAGGAACTGTA